TCTCATACTCTGTTTTCCAAGGGAGCCGCGAACCCATAATCTGCAAACCTTTCCAAACTCTGACTTTTGGGTGACTGTGCCAAATAAATTTTTTGCAACCTTCATCTTTAGTAAACGCCATTAGATCAATCCACATCTGCGGGTCGGTCACATATGGACGTGTCGAACCTTTACGCTTCGCCGCCAAAAATGCAGTCACGTTTAATGTTTCATCCTTAATGTAAGCAGCAAAATAACCTGCAGGGACTTGACCCCCACCAATTATTTCATATCCCTTGATGTAAAAATAATTAAGATCACTGCTTTTAAAGTTTCGATAACCCTGCAAAAAACAATCCCTTGCAGAGAATGTCAGTCTAATGTTGTCGTCAACGTAATTTTCGACATAACCTGCCGCGAAAATGGAGCATCCATCAAACGAAATGTTGAAAAAATGTTCATCAAAGTTTTCTTCGCGTGTCGCTGTGTAAGCCATTTTAAAACTCACGGTTTTATTAATCTTAAAGTGTAATTCGAAGCTGTTGAAGATGTATTTGTATTGATAGGGGGTAAGGGCGCAAATACCGTTCCGCTTACTCCGTTTTCGTGATAATAAGAAGCAAAGCTGTCCTGACCAGCTTCATCATATGTCGCAATCAATGTGCCACTATGATATAATTCAAAAGATATGCCCGTTACCGCCGTTACATGCGTAGTAAACTGGAGACTATTGTAGTTGCCGCTATTATCCCTATACGAAAAACCTATATATGTCTGGCTCGCTGTCTCCGAACTGTGATATGTTTGTACGCTTATTCTATGCGGTCCACTTGTATTTACATTATATGTGGAATTAAACCCCGAAACGTAAGTAAAACTCTCGTCCCAAAAATCCAAATAATCTTGCGCTGTGCTCGTAAATTCTACCTGTGAACCAATATTAAATGCGATCTTGCCGGTACTTGTATATTGGTTGGTAAAACTGGTTCCAGTAATGTCAATCGAATTAGAAACACCATAAAACGCATTCATCGCCACTTGATCGCCTAGGTTTACATCTATCAAACCGCGAACATCGACGTCACCCATCGTGACCTCTGTGCCGCTTGTAGCGTCAAGCTCCAAGTGAATGTCGTTAAGGCTGATTTGACCGCTAGTTTGAAGCGCCATTTTTCAACACCTCAATTTCTTTTTTCAAGTCTTTGACCGCTTCGATCAGCAAAGACGTCAACGCATTGTAGTTGACCGAAAGATGCTTTGAACCGTCCAGAGCCGTGACCTCTGAGACTGCTTCTGGCATTACCTCTCTGACTTCTTGTGCAATTACACCCGCGCTTTTTTTACCGTCACGCTTCCAATCGAAAGAAACGCCGTTCAGCGCCATCACGCTCTGCAATCCTGACACGGGTTGAATGTTTTCTTTGAGCGCAGCGTCACTAGCAATCGTCGTTGAGTAAGCAATTACGTTCCCATCTGCGTGGAAATCGCCAGCCGCCGTCATTCGAAATTCATTATTTCCGTTCACATAAAAATCAAGTTGCGTGTTGTTCGTCCATTGCACGTAGTCGTTTGCGTCAAGGCCGATTTTGCCATCAACGAAGATTGAACCGCCAAAACTGCCGCCACTGTTTGCGCTGACGGCATCTGGTGCGCCCGTTTCAAACGTAGAGAAGGAAAGAAAATCTATGATGTCGCCAGCGGTCGCGCCAGAAGAAAGCACAATGCTCTGACCATCTGCCGCTGTATATTCTGTGCCAAGGCGCAAAAGAACGCCGTTCTTGAAAACAAACGTATAAGTGCCGCCAGCCAAATAACCGTTTGTGCCGAAGCTGGTTTGACCTGATGTCGCTACATAGGTTTGACGGGTTTGTGTGCTTTGAGGGATGGGAACTGTGCCGATATAATAGGTCATGTTTATCCCTTCATAATATATGCAAGAGCATAATAAGGCGGTCTGTTTTCGTGACTGCCACCGCCGCCCGTGTTGTTGCCGACCGATATGCCTGTTGTTGCACTTGAAGTTGTTAGTGTTTCGAATGTGCCGTTGTTATTAATTATGTTTGAAAAGCCGCGATCACCTGCGCCTTCATCGCCAGATGGAATTGGCGCTTGCACCGTATGCGTGTGTCCACTTTCTGTCACAGGGTGACTGTGTGCAGGGATTTGGGCAGTTGTTAGAGTGACACTATCGACACCGCCTGTTGCATTTGGAGCATACGTCCCGCCGCTATCTGCATCCGCGTGGACGACAAACTTGCCAGTGAGATTTGGCGTTCCGTTGTTGCCATCACACAAGTACCAGCCGCTTGGAATTGCGCTGATTGCACCGCTCCACATAACAATCACGCCTGTTGGCAGTCGTGGTGTCACATCAATATATGTCGCAGCATTTGAGCCAATGTAACCCGTCATTAAGTTTGCTCCAGAATACTGAGGGTCACGTCAGTTGCGCCGCTGGACGAAACCTTTAGGATGTCCGTTGCTTCCATGACGATTTTGCCGCTGAGAACACTTAAACTTGAATTGGCGGGGATCGGAACAGAGTTGACGATTTCAACGTCCTGATTTGCCTCGTTGTTCGCCCCAGCGCGGTTCGTCGTGTCGCTGCTCAGTGTGACCGTTGACGTGACCTGACTGCTCGTTGTGTTAGCCAACAACAAACCGATCACGATTGTCGTTGTGGACGCTGCCACCGTGTAAATGTCATCTAGCGTTGTGACACCCGCCTTTGTAACTAGCTTGAAAGTATCTGCCATTTTATTATCCTAACGCTATTGCTACGGCGAGAGATACACCGCCAGATGATATGTTGGTTAAGCCGCTGCCATCGCCAGAGAATGAGGTTGCGGTTACTGTGCCTTGCACTTCGACACCGCCCGTCTTAGTTGCGAGTTTTTCCGATCCATAAAAGAATAATTTTGCTTCGCCCGTTGACCCATCTGCAAGAAAATAATTTGCAGTGCCGCCAGAACCGTTATCTGTGGCGATAACAATGTCTTTGTCGTTTGCGAAGTTTGTAAGATTAAGGTCGCCAGTTACGTTCCAAAGACGTGTCTCAGAGCTAACGCCTTCATGGTAAATCGTGAGGTCTGAGGAACTACCAAAATAAGCTCTCGCTCCATCATCAAAAGATAACGCATTTGCCGATTGATCGAAGGTGATATTTACCGTGCTGCCCGTAAATACAACATCGCCATCGTGCGTAGCCCCATCGTCTGTGACTGTGCCTGTTACATCTACACCAGTTCCTGATGTTTGTAGCCTTGTTGTGCCAGCCGCTTTCAAACTTACTGTATGATTGACGTCTTCGTTAAGCGTCATATATTCACGGTCAGTAGAGTGCCGCTTAAATGTATGTCCGTCTGATTTGTACGTTATGGCAAAATTGTGGTTTTCTATTGTCGCAGATGTACCGCCGTGGAAAAGCTGCATACCCTGATTTGTATTACCGCTAACATAGCCAAGCCATAGCATATCATTTTGACCTACTAAAAGGTCTTCGTTAAAGGTCACATCACCAGTGAACGTACCACCTGACTTTGGCATTGCAGCATTAGCTGTAGTGGTTGTCGATGTAAGCACTGCATCACGGACAGCAATGTCAACGCCATCAACGGTTCCGCCTACTGTTATATTCCCATAGGCGTGAAATCGCTGTGAACTGTCGGAATACATTAATTGAGCCGCTGCACTGCCGCCCCTATAAAAGATCAAGTTGTTGCTAAAGTTGAAATATGTATCGTCAGCCGTTGCGCCAGTAATTCTAAGAATACCATCACTTTCACGTCGAATATTAGCACCGCCACCAAAATCTATTCTTGATCCCTCTGCGAAAAGAAACTCGTCCTCAGAGGTATCCCAAGTAACTCCGCTATGATTATTACCCGTAAAGGTCACATCGCCCGTGAAAGTCCCACCGTCAGTCTGCATAACGTCAACATCTGCAAGAGACACAAACACAGTTGCGGAGCCGCCTAAATCAAGAAGCGACCCCGTGGAGCTTTCAAGTAAATTGCCAGATGTGCGAACCAGCGTAGGCCCAGAGGTGAGGTAGGTTCCCTTGCCAATCTCAAATGATGAACCCTCTGTAATAACGTATCTTACAACGTCATTGTTGCTGATCCCACCATCCGCGAAGGTTTGGAAACCATCCTCTGCGCTTCCAAGAGTAATGTTGCCAGTACCCGTATCGCTACTAGCAACTTTTATGCGATTTCCAACGACAGGCATGAGTGTCTCCTAATTAAGAAGGATCTGGTATGCCGATCTTGAAAGATGCTAATGTGAATGAGTTTCCATTGGTCACAGATTGAGACGCCGATAAACTACCAGTTGCAAGCAGCCTTGAGTTTGATGTGTCCAAAATTGCGTAATGTGTTGCTGTGCCAGTAGCGCTTACACTGCCGTCTGAAATAGCCGCCACGGTTACTTCACGACCGCCACCAGACCGATCAGCGGGTGCGCCGATTGATAGTGAGGTGCTGGACCCCAAAGCGTGTGTACTATTCGCAGAAGCGTATGTTGTGCTTTCTTGCGAAGTAATTGTAATTTTGTTGGCCTCTTGGTCCAACACCGTCAGGCCATTGTCAAAAACGCGATCACCTAAACTTGCCATTTAGTAGCTCCTTATATTGATTTTACCAGTACCACCAAATTTTGCGTTTTGGCTGTCCTGATTGATGGTTTCTACAGCCCTGTCATAAAACGCTGACCATGTAGCCAGCCTTTCATCCATACCAAGGAACGGGGCTGTGTGAAGAAGCGTTCCGTAAAGGTAGGCATCGGGATAATACTGCAAAATCCAATTTACAGTATTGCTTGAGGCAAGTGCGTCAACACGACCATAATATATCATTTCCAAGGTGTAAGTGGTGTCAGGCGTAGGAAAAACCTCTATAGCACCGTCAGAAATGTTATAAACCACTGGCTTTCCAGCCGTGTTGTCGTTTTTTTGCCTTCTATCACTGATCTCCATGTGACCCGCTGGCGTCAATGTAGAAGTGTTTCCAGATGTCACACTTAATCTAATTGGCTCCAAGAAATCAGTTGGCAAAGATGTGTACTGCGTATCCAAACTGGCGTTTGATCGCTTTTCCATACGCCAATGACGAATACGGCGCGACATATCGGCTTCGCACAAATCAATAAACGTGTCTATGCTTTGCTCAATAACTTGGTTGTTTGAGAAAGCCAGTACAGCGTCTTTTAACTCTTGATAGGTGCTAGGCATCTAAGTCTCACATATTGTTTGCGGCATTTGAAACAGCGGCCTTCGCGTCCATCTGGGCAGCGGCAATGTCAGAAGGCGTTGCCAAACTGAAACCGCCCGTTTTCATATCATCCAAAGACAGCGTTTGCTGTGACTTGACGCTTGCCATTACCTGCTGAGACACAGTATTTTGGAACACTTGATAACGCGCATCGTCCATTAAGAACGGGGTTGCATGAAGCAAACTTGTGTACAGATAAACGTGCGGCGCATCATCTAATAGCCAGTTGCTTGTATTGGATGTCGTAAGCGCTGGAATGCGCTGATAGTAGTCCAAATCCAATGTGCCAGATGAAGGCGTTGGCGTAACCACAATTTGCCGCCCAATAATTGCAAAAAACCTTGGATTAGCTGCATCACGGGTGCGCGTTCTGCGCAACATAGTAAGCTGTTGAGGCGTTATTTGCTCAAGGGGTTCATCCTCTGCGCTACCTACCTGCGCATAAACAACCTCAAGCGCATCTGACGGCAAAGTTGCCCGACCAGACGTGATTGTAACGCCTGTTGATTGTGTAACCATATCTGCTTGACGCAACACATCATTCAATGTGCTTTCCGCAAGCCTAATAAAATCAGGTATTTTCTGATCTAAGTCTGCTCTATTGAGCCAATCGCCAATCGCAGTCTGTAATTCTACATAAGTTGTTATTGCCATATCAATCTCCTACGTTGATTGCGTTATATCACATTTTTTAGGGAAAGCACACTCTGTTATGCGAACCGTATATTTTTTGCACAGCCCCTCTACTTTTTCACTTAAAATTGTGATGTCTAAAGACTTGTCATTTCTCGCAAATGCCAAATCAAAGTCTGTCATTTCCATTTCGTATGTCATTCTTTTTTCCTTAGATAATCTTGTAATGACATCATCTGCCCTTGCGGTTCTTGCACCATTTCTGGAACAACCTTATCAAACATAGTATAAACTTCTGGCCTGTATTGTTTGTTTGATAACCCTAAGAAATTAGCATCTTTTGCCAATCCCATCGCTCTTGCTGTAATCATTTGCCGCCGCTCCTGTGGGGTAAATGTTTTACCAAACGAAGCAATCAAATCATCGACTTCCTCTGTCGCCAACATATACAGCTTTTCCAAGTCAATAGAAACATCATAAAAGCCCTCTTCAGGCTGTCTCGTCGTCATTATAGCATCGCCAAGACCTGTCTCTGGTGTATAGTTTTGCGTCCCAAAATAGCTTTGAGGCGGGTAAGGATTGTACAAAACCTCTGGCTTTTCCCCGTATTTCGTCATGCGTGTAGGATAAGAAAGCTCTCTTTCCATGCCGCGAATATTAGGGTTTGTTAGCTGCTGCGCTGGATCTATTACAGGGCGCACCTCATCTGAATAGTGGAATAAATCCAAAAGCCCACGGGCCAAATTACCAACGGTTTTTAACCCTCTTCCTCTCATCTGGGCCAATTCCTAATTATTTCTTCTAATTCTAAGCGGTCTACTGGATCTGGCATACCCTTTGGATCTACCGCCCAATCAGGCATCAAACCAATCTTTTGATCTGCGTAAATTGTATCTGCACCAGAAGCGCCTTCGTTTAGATCCGCGTACATCCCAGAATTAACCGTACTGTTCTGACCTCTTGTCTCAGAAGCCATTGCTTTTCGCGCCAGAGGTGAATACATGCGCGAATGCTCTAAGAAAGCGC